TTTTTTGTGTCTCCCGTTTTGGTTACCCACATAATATGCGCTTAACCAGTGGGTAATACAAGTAAGAAAACGCATAAAACGGGTAAAAAATGCTTTAACGCCACGCGCGTTTACAGTAATGTGAGGATAGTGTTGAACGATTGCGCCAGAAATGGCGCTTTTTTTATGCGGGTAAGTTATGCCACAAAAGCGCAAATATTATGATGCAGAGTGGCGCGAATTCCTGAAACGCATTGGCGAAGGAAACAGCGCCAACCAAATCTGCAAACAAAGCGATATGCCAAGCTGGCGGCTTGTAAGTGAAAAGCTGAATAGCGATAGCGACTTTGCTATGCGGTATTCGGTGGCAATGGAAAACCGGGGACAGGTTTACGCCGATAAGATAGCGGACATTATTGAAGCTGTGATTGATGGGACGATTGACCCAAACGCCGGACGGGTTGCGATTGATGGCTTGAAGTGGACAAGCGCAAAGCTGGCACCGAAGAAATATGGCGACATTCACAGGCATGAAGTGAAGCATAGTGGTGCTGATTATGTGACGGCATTGAAGGCTATTGCAGAAGAAAAGCACACAACGGATGGTGATGAATTACGCGCGCAAGGCGGCAAACAAACAGGCGGCAACAGTAAGCAATCACTGCATTGACCGACTGCCTGTCACTGGCTGGCGTTGGCTATCCTGTTGATATCAAACAAATCTAATCCCGTCTGCTAGGGGATTGGTGCCGAAAACTGGCGGAATCCTGCCAGATCGGCGCGACACCCCCCCAGTAAAATTTACCGGGGGCATTTATTATTTATATATCCCCCTACCAAACTCAGGCGTTATGACAGACGACATACACAAAATCCTGCGTGAGTTGCACGACGATCCTGAGATGTTCGTCAAGCATGTTCTTCATGCTGTTCCGCAGCAGTGGCAGGCTGATGCTTTGCGTGCGGTTCGCGATAACAGCAAGGTTGCTATCAAGTCTGGACATGGTGTGGGCAAGACGGCTTTTCTGTCGTGGCTTGTGCTGTGGTGGCTGTTGACGCGCTACCCCACCAAGGTTGTGTGTACGGCCAACACTGCTCACCAGTTGTCGGATGTTTTGTGGACAGAGATTGATCGTTGGGCGCGTGGCATGCACCCTGGCTTCAAGGATCGTTTGAACTTCAAGGCAGACAAGATCAGTTTAGAGGGTGCTAACGACAGTTTTGCTGTGGCCCGTACAAGCCGTAGGGAGTCGCCAGAGGCGCTTCAGGGCTTTCACAGTGATAATATGCTGATTTTGGTAGATGAGGCTTCTGGCGTCCCTGACGTGGTGTTTCAGGTGGGTGAGGGTGCCATGAGTACCCCCGGTGCTAAGACGGTGCTTACGGGCAACCCCACCCGTTCTGATGGGTTTTTCTTTGAGGCGTTCCACAGCAATCGTGAGCAGTGGCATTGCATGACGGTGAGTTGTGAGGATGCTGACACGGTTGATGAGAAGTTTATTGACAGCATGGAAGCGCAGTATGGGCGTGAGAGCAGTGTGTTTGCTGTTCGCGTGCTTGGTGAGTTTCCGAGCCAGTCTGACGATGTTTTGTTGCCGTTGCATTTGGTTGAGAGTGCGATAGGGCGTGAGGTTGAGGCATCGCCTACGACGCCGGTTGTTTGGGCATTGGATGTGGCTCGTTTCGGCAGTGACAGGTCTGCGTTGTGCAAGCGGCGCGGTCAGGAGTTGTTAGAGCCGGTCAAGACTTGGCAGAACAAGGATTTGATGGAACTGGCTGGCATCGTGCTGACGGAGTACGAGGCGTGTCGGTATATGGACCGGCCAACGGAGATTTATGTTGATGCTATTGGCATTGGTGCGGGTCTTGCGGACAGGCTTGCGGAGCTTGATCTACCGGCTGTGTCGATTGCTGTATCTGAAAGTCCTGCTCTTAGGGATAAGTTTGGCAGGCTTCGTGACGAGTTGTTCTGGCGGGCGCGTGAGTGGTTTGAGGGCCGCGATGTGGTTTTACCGCCGGATGACGCGCTAGTGCAGGAATTGACTGGTATTCGGTATAAATACCTGTCTAACGGCAAATTGAAGATTGAGAGCAAGGACGAGATGAAGCGTCGTGGCAAGCGTTCACCGGACGTTGCTGATGCTTTTGTGCTGACCTTTGCTGGTGAGGGTGTCATGGCATCTGGTGCTATGAGCCGTTGGAACAGCCGCACCCCCCTCAAGGCAAATACGGGCTGGATTGTATGACCAATGTTGTGGATTTTCCCGACCAGGGTGTGCCGGATGAGGCGCTTGATGATGAGCGTGTGAATTACATTGCTCATCAGCTTACATGCTTCATGGCAGGCATAGATACGATGACTGAGGTGACATGGCCTGAGATTTTCCGTGGCGCTCTCTTGGCAACGATATTTGCCGGTCAGACGGCTGGATATGAGCCGGATGAGGTAGAGGATGCTTTTCATAGCATGAGGATTCAAGATGGCGACGACTAAGGATGTCAAGCGCACGCCGTCTGGCAAACTGACGTATCGCGGCGAGACGTTTTCTGGATTTAACAAACCCAAGCGCACGCCGGGTAAAAGCAAGAAAAGTGCTGTTCTTGCGAAGAAGGGCAATGAGGTGAAGCTGGTCCGTTTTGGCGATCCGAATATGAGCATTAAGAAGGATCAGCCGGGTCGGCGTTCAAACTTTCGTGCGCGGCATAGCTGCGATACCGCGAAGGACAAATTCAGCGCCCGTTATTGGAGTTGTAAAGCATGGTGAACAAAGAGCCTAATTTTGACGTGATGTCGCCAAAAGAGCGGCGGCATTGGGAAGCTGAGAACGGGAAGAAGATACCGGTACAAGAACTGGTCCTTCCAGAGCCAGAGCCAATGAATGTGATGACCACCAAGGGTGTGGCCAAAACCAGTGCAAAGGCGAAAAAGCCTGCTGCCAAAGCGAAAAAGAAGGGAAGCAAGTGATGAATTATAACGGCAAGTCCAAGAAAAAGGGCAAGAAGGCTAAAGGTATTCGTCTGCAAAGCGGTAAATTCTGCTCTGCATAATGCTTTATGTGAAAACTCTGAGAAGGCCGCGCGCACCAATGCCTGCGGCCTTTTGTGTATGCGCTGAGTGCGTAACGCCCAAGTTATGCAAGTCGGGAGAGATATGTGACGGGAAAACGCAAGTCCACCAGCGTCCCGAAAGACAAACGAACCGGAGTGCCAAAAAAGTATCTGGCAGGCGCAAAAAACAAGTCGGCAAAAGCAGCAGAAATCAAACGGACAGCGCGCGCGTATCGGCAGGGTAAGCCGATTAACGTCGCAGCAGTCAGTAGGTCGAGGGCAGCACAAAATGGCAGCACGCAAGCCTCTAAGCGAAAAAACAAAAGCCGCACTGCGTAAGAAAGCAGAAGGATCACGCTTTACTTACGGGCAGTTGGCACAGGTCTATCGTCGTGGCCAAGGTGCGTATCTGTCCAGCGGCAGTAGGAATGTGCCAATGGCAGCTTGGGCGATGGGCCGCGTAAATTCTTTCGTAAGTGGAAAGGGTGGTGCGCGTGCTGCTGACAAAGACATTATCAAGAAGAAGCGCGGTACAAGCACATGATGGATGATGAACAGTTAGGCAGCATCATCTCTGGTGAGATTACTGATGCGCTGAACCACTATGACCAAGAGTTTTCAGCCAAACGCATCAAGGCATTGGACTATTATCTGGCTGAGCCTCTTGGCAACGAGGTTGAGGGCAAGAGCCAAGTCATCAGCCAAGAGTTTGCCGACACAGTTGAGCAAATCATGCCGTCGCTTATGCGTATCTTTACAGCAAGCGATAAGTATGTGCGCTTTGCTGCGCGTACCGCAGAGGATGAGCCACGCGCTGAACAGGCGAGTGATTACGTCAATTACATCATCAATCACGACAACCCCGGCTTCCGTATTCTAAGCCATTGGTTCCGTGATGCCCTGATGTTTGGTTTGGGCGCGGTCAAGTTTTACTATGACGACACGACGACAGTTGAAGAAGCGACGTATGAAAACCTGACAGAAGGTGAAATCACCCTATTACTGGCAAATCCTGACGTAGAGTTGGTGAGCCAGCGCGAGAATATGACGACCATTATCGGTGATGATGGTGCGGATGTTGAGGTGGTTGAAAGCTACAATCTCAAGATCAGGGTCAAAAAGGTCAGTGGCAGGATACGCATCGACAATATCCCGCCAGAAGAATTTATGTTCAACAAGCGGGCAAAGTCACTGGATGATGCTCGTTTTGTCTGTCATCGCACAACCATGACCATCAGTGACTTGGTGAGCATGGGCTACGATCAGGATGAGATTGAGGCACATGCGGGCTATCCGCAGCTTGAGGTGGAGCAGGAGCGGCATGTCCGCTTTGGCGACATTGAGGCAGGCACAGAGACACAATCTGCTGATCCGTCACAGCGAGAAGTGGCTGTCTATGACAGTATCATCTTGGCTGATGTCGATGAGGATGGTGTAGCAGAGCGCCGCCGGGTGCTGTCGATTGGTGACAGCGGGCAGCATATTCTGGAAAACGAGGTGACTGATTTCATCCCGTTTGCCGTTATCTCGCCCATTATGATGCCGCACCGGCTTGTTGGCCGGTCTATCTTTGATCTGACTGAAGACTTGCAAGTTATCAAGTCCACACTGATGCGTCAGTACCTTGATGCCACATATCTAACGGTCAATCCGCGTACAATCGCTGTCGAAGGCATGGTCAACCTTGATGACCTGTTGGACGGCACAGCGGGGGGCATTGTGCGGGTGCGCCAGCCGGGGGCGGTTCAAACGCTTTCTGGGCAGGGTGTGGGCAGCGAGGTTCAGCCGCTTATGCGTTATCTGGACGAGGTGAAGGAATCTCGTACAGGCATGAGCAAGGCATCCCAAGGTCTTGATGCCAATGCCCTTCAAAGCACTACGGCCAGTGCCGTGTCTGCAACGGTGCGTGGCGCGCAGGCCAAGCTTGAGAGTTATGCGCGTACATTCGCAGAGACGGGTGTTAAGGACTTGTTCCGTGGCATCCTAAAGCTGGTTGCAGAGTATCAGCAGCAAGAGCGGATTGTGCGGCTGCGTAACGAGTTTGTGCCGATTGATCCGCGTGAGTTTGACAGCGAGTTTGATGTCATCGTGAATGTCGGCCTTGGCACGGCAGATGATGAGCAAAAGATTGCTTTCATCCAAGCCATGATGGCCGAAGGCAAGACCATTCTTGGCCAGCTTGGACCGGACAACCCGCTGTGCGGCCTGCCTCAATATGCGGCGATGCTGCAAGAGATTGTCGAGATTGGCGGCTTCAAGGACACTGGACGGTTCTTCAACACACCGCAGGCGGTGGCTCAAGATGTGGCAATGCGTCAGCAGCAGCAACAGCAGCAGTCACAAAGCCCTGAGATGATAAAAATCCAGCAGGAGTTTGAATTGAAGAAGGCCAAGATGGAGCAGGAAATCGCCTTGGCTAGAGAGAAGATGCAGGCCGATTTGGAATTGCGCCGTCAGGAATTGATTTTAGAGGCACAGCTTCGTCAGCAAGAGGCGGCGCTGGGTGCCAATATAAGCACTAATCTGCCACGCGCATGATTTCGTTTGGCAATCTTTGTGAATTTTTAGCCACGTCTAACACCTACGATGATTGGACGATGGCGCGGATCAAGCGTCAGTTTGTCAAGCCGATGGATTTGAAGCAGGCAATGGCTTTCAAGCGCGATGGCCGTGTGGTGGGGTTCACAACCTGGGCATTTGTTGGCGATGACATATTGCTTCAATTACTGCGCGGTGAGCGTGCGGTAGCGCCAAACGAGTGGAAATCGGGTGAAAACGTATTCTTTGCGGATTTCATAGCGCCCTACGGCGATACGCCGTGGATGGCGTTGAAGTTGCGCGCCAAGTTTGCTGACGATTTGGGCAAGGGTGTTCGCGGGCATTATTACCGGCGAGAACGAGGTAAGGCAGGGCATGTTAGAGCAAAAGTTTCTTGACCGATTTGACATGGAGCGGCGCATACAGTCGCGCCTGTTCTGTTTCGGTAGCGGTGCATCTGATGACGATGGTGGCGGTGGTAGCGATGATAATGACAATTATCTCGTAGAGGCTGGTCGAGGTAGAACAACATCTTCGCCAGCACCGGTAAGAAGCGTTGCGCCGCCACAGGACGACAGCCCTGATCCGGCACAGCGGCTTGGTTCGGTTGTTGGGATACCGCCCACATTAGTTGAGATTGCACAGTCGGCATCGCCAGAAGTAAGGGCTGCTAACTCTGCTGCTAATGACGCGGCTTTTGACAGGTTTTTCGCACAACAGCCGACGGTGACAAATCTTGGCAATGTGGCCGCTGCCCCACAGTTGTCGCTTGGCTCAAATATTGTTGATTTGGGTGGTGAGGCGTTTGATGCAAACACAGGCGTTTCTATGCCACCAGCCCCCGTCACGATGATGAATATGGGGTTGGATGTAGGGCCGGGCTTTGACGTGCCTTCAGTCTTGCCTTCGTCTGCCACAGAAGCAGCTTTAATTGACGCTCAAGCAACAGACGAAACGGTCAATGCTGACCTTTATCGTCAACGCGCCGATGCCGCAGCGGCTAGAATGGGGCTGATGGGAGAACTGGCGAAATCTGGCATTGTCGGAGCTGATGCGGATCAGCTTGCGCGGCAGGCTTCGCAAAGCCGTTCTATGATGGTCGGCACCCCAGAGATGGGCTTCACGCCGGGACAACTTGCCAGCGGACCGGGCGCTTATCTTGCTAGATATGGATCAAATGCTCCGGCGGTCATGGAATACATGAACTCCTCTAATCCCCTTGGGAACATACTTTCAGCAATTACAGGTTTGAATACTCCGCAAGAGGACTTGCGCCTTGGACTTGGTCAGCCTGTTTTTGACAGCAAGGGCAAAATTATGGGCGAACTTAGCACCAACGCATTTGGCGGCGTGGTGTACGGGGGCAACAGGTTTGATCCCGGCCCAGACCATCCGTTCAGAGATATAATCGCGCCGGGACCGGGCTATGGTAATTACGACAACTCATATGAATACCAGTCTGACATAGAAGAAATGAACAGAAGGCGCGAGGCGGCCGAGTCAACGGATGACAAAAAATGCCCAGATGGTTTCATTTTTGACGAAGATTTGCAGGCGTGCCGTCGAAAGACAAAACGCGAGTTGCAAGCCGATAATGGCACAGGCGGCGGTTCCTCCACCACGTCTGGCGACATGTTTTACCGTCGCACAGGTCTTGATGATGCGCCTGCAAACCTTCCAAGCGGTTTCAACTTTGATGATGCGAACCGTGCTTTCACGCAGTCATTCGCTTACCGGCCATCGTTCTATCGTAACCCGATGGACACAACCGGATTTACCAAGCTGCTGTAATGCGTGAGGGAAAACTAAGGCACGACGTAGAGCGTGCAGCCAAGGCAGAGGCGCTACTACGCGACCCGACCCTTGTAGAAGCTTTTGACAATCTTGAAGCAAATTTCATAGAGGCGTGGCGCAATACTTCGGTGGCAGACACCGATAATCGCGAGCGCATCTATCACTTACTGTCGGCTCTCCAAGCACTGAAAGGGCAACTCCACACCGTCATTGAAGGTGGGAAGGTCGCACAGGCCAACTTAGACAACGCAAAAACATAGGTGATTTATGGCTGACAATCCTGACGGAACCAGCAACCTGTCCATCGCGGACGCAACTAGCCTTCTCTCAACGCCCCCGCCCGAAGCGGAAACGGTAACAGAAGAAGCGCAGCAGGAAGCCTTATTCGATGAGGATGAGGTTCCACAATCAGATGAGGTGGAAGAAACTGAGGCTGAAGAAGCCGAGGTTGATGAAGCTGAAGATGATGATGTCACTGACGAAGATGAAGCAGAGGACGACGACCAAGAGCAACCTGATTTGGTTTCTGTCACAGTTGACGGTGAAACCTATGAGGTGACGCTTGAGGAAGCGGCCAAGGGCTATCAACGTCAGGCGGCTTTTACAAAAGGTATGCAGAAAAATGCTGAAGACCGCAAAGCCTTAGAGGCAGAGCGGATGGAAGCAACGCAACAGCGTGACGCATACCAGCAGGGACTTCAACAGGTGTTGCAATACCTTGGTCAGAACAACGCTGAACCAGATTGGGACACTCTGAGACTAGAATTGCCCGCAGAGGAATATGCCAGAAGGTACACAGATCATCAGCGATTGCAGGAACGCAAACGTGAGATTGTTTCTGAGAACCAGCGCATTGCCAAAGAACAGCAGGCCGAGCAACACGAGATGATGCGTCATCACTTGTCGCAGCAAGCGGACCTGATGTTTGACAAGATACCGCAATGGCGTGACGACAATGTACGTCAATCGGAACGCCAAGAACTGATTGAGTTTGCCAAACGTGAATATGGCTACACTCAAGAGGAAATAGACGCGGCATCAGATCATCGTGCCATCAAAGCACTGTATGATTCATGGCAGTTTAGCAAGATCAACGATCAGGCTAGCACTGCTAAGAAGAAGGTGCGTAAGGCACCAAAAATGGCAAAGTCCGGCGCTCCTCGCAGCAAGAAAGAAGTTCAGGCCAGCACCCGTAGAAAGCAACGGGAGCAATTTAATCAAGCACCAAGCATCGCAAATGCTGTGGACTATCTTCTGAAAACACAAAACCAATGAGGTTACATTATGGCAACAGCCACAACTGCAACCGCTGTAGGTGAGCGTGAAACGCTGGCGGACATTATCTACAAAGTAGATAGTGATGAGACACCTATTTTTTCCTCTGTTGAGAAGGAAACTTCCAACGGCATCTTTACTGAATGGCAAGTACAGGAACTTGCAAGTGCTGCAACTGACAACCATGTCAGTGAAGGTGCTGATATGTCGGACAGTGGTGTTACTGCTACAGTCCGCATGGGCAACTACCACCAGATCAGCCAGAAGGGCTACATCGTATCCAACACCTTGGATGCTGTAGACAAAGCTGGGCGTGACCGTGAAGTAGCCTACCAGCGCGTTTTGAAGGGACTTGAGCTTCGTCGTGACATCGAAAAGATGATCGGTGACACAAACGTAGCACGGTCAGCTTCAGAGCCACGCAAGTCTGCATCACTGCTGACTTGGATCACAAACGGTAGTGCGCCATCTGACATGGCGTTTGCAACCGGTGATGGTTCAGACGCAGCAGATGTTACTGGTACTGCCGCAGCACTGACACTGGCAAAGATTGACACAGCAGTAACAGCAGCATGGCAAGATGGGGGTTCCCCTTCCATGCTCGTATGTTCTGCTACCAATCGCGCTAACATCAGTGATCTGACGCAGAGTGGCACCAACCTTGTCACCAATCAGGTCAACATGACCGAAGGCAAGGCACCAACATTTGTTGGTTCAACGGCAGTCTATCTTACCGATTTCGGTACGCTGGACATTACGCCAAGCCGCTTTATGAGCAACGACAAGCTGTTTGTCATTGATCCAAACTTTGTGTGCCTCTCAACACTGAGCGGACGCAACTTTGCGGAAAATGACATTGCCAACACTGGTGATGCTGAAAAGTCACAGATCGTGACTGAATGGGCATTGAAAGTGAAAGCGCCCAAAGCGCATGGCGCAGTTATCGGACTGAACGGCAGCTAACAGCCAACAACACAACACGGAAAGGGGCAGCTTCGGCTGCCCTTTTTTATTGGAGGATTTATGTCAAAGCGCCTGATTAAGAAGGACGAGACTTCTGGCAAAGAAGTTTGGATGCACGACAATGATGGCGACTACATCATTGAGGAAACGCAGCATGTCGATCCGCTTCTTGATGAGAACAAGAAGAAGGCAAACGAGTGGCAGCGCGGCAGCATGATTGGCAACACACAGCGCCATTGGCAGCAAGTTGCTGAAATACCCAACGTCGTTTATTTGCAACTCGTCGAAAAGTATGGCGCGCCCCGTGACAACCCGACTGCTTGGAAGAAGTGGTTGAACGACTACGACAATCGTTATTTTAGGACCGGTGGTGGCAGCTTATGAGCATCAGCACATACAGTGAGTTGAAAACGGCTGTAGCCAACTTTCTCGCACGCACAGACCTGACAACGCAGATACCAGACTTTATTCAGCTTGCAGAGGCGCGCATGTCCCGCGAGTTGGAGACGAGAAGCCAGGAGAAGCGTGCCACGGCAACGCTGACGGCAAACGACGAGTTTGTGGCGCTGCCAACTGATCTGCGTGAGGTGCGTGAGGTAAAGCTTAACACCAGCCCAAACACTGTATTGGAATATCGTTCACCAACAGCACTGGACAGCCAGTTTAGTGGCGCAGGCGGCAAGCCGCTTGCCTACAGCATTGTTGGCGATGAGATAAAGTTTCGCCCGATACCAGATTCTACTTACACCGCAGAGATTATCTATATCGGCAGTCTTGTTGCTCTTAGCGACACGAACACAACCAATAACATCCTTTCCCGGCACCCCGACGCTTATCTTAGCGGGGCGTTGGCAGAGGCGTATGTCTACTTGATGGATGACACACGCGCACAGCTTTACGACACAAAGTTTGGGCGTGCGATTGACGAAATCAAGAAAGACGAGCAACGCGCCCACTATGGCACTGGAACGCTCCACATGACGAGCATCTACCAGCGGCAAAACTCTGTAGCATCATAGGAGAAAAAGATGTCTGCACTTTCTGACTACGCCGAAAACAAGGTGCTGGATGCCATAGGCGCAAACGCCACCTTTACAGCACCTAGCGCTGTGTATCTTGGCCTGTCTACCGGTTCACTTGGCGATGATAACAGCGGCACGGAACTGACGGGCAATAACTATAGCCGTGTGGCTGTGTCATTTGGCGCAGCATCTAGCGGAACCATGTCAAATGATGCGGCGATTGAGTTTGCTGCTGCTACTGGCAGTTGGGGCAGTGTGTCTCATTGGGCGCTCTATGATGCTTCATCATCTGGTAATCAGCTTGTGCATGGTGCATTCACTGCGGCCAAAACGATTGCATCTGGTGATGTGCTGAAAATAGCAACGGGTGACTTAGACATCACAGCGGCATAATCATGCCTATCACCAAGCCAAACCTTGACCAGCTTACAGGCACCATTGATGCGTTTGTAGGATCATTCGACAGTGACGCTGATCTGCTGCGTGCTGACTTTACGAAGGAGCCTACACTTGAAGAACTAGACAGCATCATAGCTAACTTTGATGCTCTGGACAGTTTTGGCAACGTAGACAGTCTGTCGTTTGATTTCTTCTCTGTAGCTGCGTCAGTCACAGGCGCAGTCACGGTGCAGGCGTCGATACAGTTTAGTATCTCATTTTCTGCATCAGCATCCGTTGCTGTGACGAGTGCAGCGGTGGCACAGCGAGTACAGCATGATAGTGCTGCTGCAAGCATCGCTGTAACTGAGGCGGCTGTCGCACAACGAGTGCAGTTTGATACGGCCACAGCCACGGCTTCTGTAACAGCCACAAACGCGGCTGACCGTGTCAGAGGCATGAGCGCGGCGGCAAATGTTGCTGTAACTGCATCAAATGCGTTCAGCCGTGTTCGCGGTGTGAGCGCGAGTGTTACTGGTGCCGTCACTATTGCGGCCATCGCTGCCTTCATTGCAAGGATGGATGCCAGTGCTTCATTGGCTGTCAGTGCGACGGGCGCGGCCAATCGGATCAGGGGTGTGTCTGCAAACGCTTCTGCGGCGGTTACAGGGTCGGCTAGTTGTCTGGCAGTGCTTTCAACGTCTGCCGCTGCAAGCGCGGCTGTCACCGCTTCTAGCGGATCACAGGCAGTGTTTGTGATGACTGCAACAGCAGCGCCGACAGTCACGGCTACGGCCATTGGCAAGATACCGGGCGAGGATTGGACAGTTATCCCCGACGAAGGCGAAACGTGGACTGTTCAAAGCGCCGGTACAGAGGTGTGGGCCACGGTCACTGACAATACTAGGGATTGGCTGACGCAATGATAAAATACGGCGAATGGCTGCCAGATCAGCCACCACTCAATAATCCCGGCGTGACAACGGCTACTAACGTGGTGCCAGCGGCACAAGGCTATCGCAGCTTCCCGTCGTTTGTGAGTTTTAGCAATGCTGCTACTGACCGGATTCGTGGCATCTTTGCAGCAAAGGACACAGCGGCGAATGTGTCTTTATTTGCAGGCGATGCGGGCAAATTATACAAGTTTGACCAGTCCAACAGCAATCTTGTGGATGCCAGCAAGTCAGGCTCACCGGCCTATGATCTTGCGGGAGCAGAGCGGTGGCGGTTCGTGCAATTCGGATCAACCGTTGTTGCGGCTGGCGGCACTGGCGAAGAACTGCAAAAGTTTGCGCTTGGCAGTGACAGTGCGTTTAGCAATCTTGCTGGCTCACCGCCAAAAGCAGATTTTATCGCTGTCGTCCGCGATCAGGTATGGACTGCCAATATTGACGAAGGGTCTGGCAGGGTGCCGTTCAGGGTGCGCTGGTCGGCCATCAATGATGAAACATCGTGGACTGTTGGCACCAATCAAGCTGACTTCCAAGATGTATTTGGCGGTGACGCAGGCGCTATCACAGGGCTGACAGGCGGTGAGCAAGCCACGATCCTGATGGAGCGGGGCATCGCCGTTGCTTACTATGTAGGCGCACCGCTGATCTATCAGATCAACATGGTAGAAACATCGCGTGGCTGTTCGTTCCCTAACAGTGTGGCACGGGTTGGCGGGCTTACATTCTATCTCGCACAGGATGGCTTCTTTGCCTTCGATGGAAAGCAGAGCCAGCCTATTGGTGCAGAGAAGGTCAACGAGTTTTTCTTGAAAGACTTTGACGACGCGCACACTGACAAGATGTCCTGTGCTGTCGATCCGTCAAATCAGATCGTCGCTTGGTCATATGTATCAGCTAACGCGACTGACGATACGCCTGACAAGATACTGGTCTATAACTACGCCATCCAAAAATGGTCACTTCTTGAGGTGCGTGCCGAACTGATAGCACCATTGTTCACACCAGCTTACACAATAGAAGCATTGGACAACCTGGCCGCAGACTTGGACAGCCTGCCAGCACCACTTGATAGTGCGCTATACAAAGGCGGCACGTTCTTCTTCGGTGGCAGTGTTGACAAGAAGATACATGGTTTCACGGGGAGCACCCTTGCTGGCACGATTGAGACTGCTGAGTTTCCTGTAACGGTTGGCCGACACACTCTTGTGACGCGAACAGTGCCGTATTTCCGTGATGGCAGTGTGACCATGCAAGTCGGCAGTCGTGACAGGCAGGATGACGATGTTGTTTTCGACACTGCCGCATCTTTGACGGATGAAGGCTTTTGCCAACATCGCTCACAGGGTCGTTTCCACCGTGTGCGTATGAACATCACAGGAAATTGGGATTTCGCGCAGGGCGTTGAGATAGAGGGTCAGGCACTTGGCAGACGCTAACTTTCAGCCATTGCCGCCGGAAGCAACAAACCCGCGTCAGATTAGCCAAGTCGTCAACAACGTACTCGACGGCAAACTTAACAGCACTGGCTCGTTCACTTGCACTGCCAGCGCGGCTACGACAGCCGTGACTGACTTTCGTGCAGGCAAGGACAGCATAATCCTGCTGATGCCACAGACGGCCAATGCTGCGACAGAGACAGGAAACGGGACCATTCATGTTAGCACCCGCGCCAAGCAGTCATTCACAGTCACACATGCCAACAACTCACAGACCGATAGAACTTTCGGATACGTCATTATCGGCTGAGTGGGAACGGTGCGGCGAGTACATAGATGATGCGCTGGAATATGCACAACATTCTCACACGCTAGAGGATGTAATGCGCGTCGTGCTTGCAGGCGATGCACAGTTTTGGCCGGAAAGTAATGCGGCGCTAGTCACAGAGATTATCGACTATCCGCAACGCCGCACACTGCGGTTCTGGTTGGCAGGCGGCGATCTTGAAACGCTGCGTGATTTAGAAGTAGCTGCAATCGAATGGTCAAAAACGTGGGGTTGTACGTCTTCTGAAATAGTCGGGCGACGTGGATGGGTGCGCGCCCTTCAAGGCTACGAGGAAGCCGCAACAGTAGGAGTAAAATACTATGGGTAAAGGTGGTGGCGGCGGCGGCGCT